CTTTGACGATGGGAATGGATGGAACTCAAACAACACCACTGGTGACTATCAGTACATGGCTCCTGCTTCCGACGAGGCGAAGAAGTGGAGTGGATGGGGAACATGCCTGAAACCAGCATATGAACCAGTGATAATGGCGAGAAAGCCATTGGAGGGGACTGTTGTTGATACGGTGTTGAAGTATGGCACAGGTGGAATCAACATTGACGAGTGCCGTGTTCCAACAGAAGACAACCTCAATGGTGGCGCGTACTGCAAAGATGGACATAGGGAAAAGGGTCTGTATGGTCAAGACCGTGACGCAAAGGGTTCTGGAATGTTCGCTGAGGGAAAGACCTGCGACACCGAGTTCAAGCAGCCATCTGGTCGTTTCCCTGCGAACATCATACATGATGGTTCCGACGAGGTTGTTGAACTGTTCCCAAACAACGTGAAAGGTGGGACGTGGAACAACACGAAGGGAGCAAGGCATTTTGAGAACAACGGAAAGCCAACCGAATACACCAACAAGGGGTCTGACAACTCAGTTGGTTCAGCCGCGAGGTTCTTCTACTGCGCCAAGGCAAGCAAGAGCGAGAAGGGCAAGGACAATCCCCATCCAACCGTGAAGCCACTTGAACTGATGAAGTACCTGATAAGGATGGTTACTCCCAAAGGCGCGTTGGTTCTTGACCCGTTCATGGGTTCTGGTTCAACAGGTGTTGCGGCAATTCAGATTGGTCGCAGGTTCATTGGAATTGAAAAGGAAGAGGAATACTTCAACTACGCGAAGAAGCGCATTGAGGATGCTTTACCAAAGAGTGAGAATGTTGTATAATGTGATACACGAAAGGAAAAAGCATCATGTCTGAAACGAAAGAAGTTGGTTGGTTTAAGAGAGGAATGTGGCGCGTCATCGCGTTCTGGAACTCTGGATGGATTGGGATTGTTGGCTCGTTCTTCATCGGAAGTTGCGAATTTGCGGCATGCCATTGGATTTCTGGCATTGGTTGGATGTTCGCTGGAATATGGATGTGGGGGTACACTGGAGAGAAGCACTTCTACGAAGAGCTGTATGGGCTTTACCGCAAGCACCTTGACCTATGCGAAAAGCGCGACACGCTGCTTGAGGTGACGTTGGAGAAGTTGCGCAAGTACGAACCAGAAGACGAATCCAATGCCGAAGCCAATCCCAACATGGACAACATTGAAAGGAAGCAGTAAGATATGTGCGCACCAGCTTGTCAGAAACAATCTGCACACGATACATTGAATCTTGTCAGGCATTATTTGGAATATGCCCTTGGATATGCGAAGGAAATGGACAAGAACGAAAGCGTGTGGCATCCAAATGCCGTTCCTGGAGTGAACGTGTCCTTGTCAAATGAAACCATGAGGTTGATTGGAAATGCCATGCGCGAGCTTGAACGATTGGACGAACTGGTTGCGGAGAAAAACGAGAAACCGAAGTCCGGCCTTGATTCGTCCATCATCAACATGAAAAACATGGACATTGACCACATCCTCAAGATTGGACGTGATTTTCAGAACACGGACACATGGCATGGTGCGCATTACGATACTGTGAAGCTGCTTTGCGACACCATTGAGTATCTGAGGAAGCCAGGAACCAGAAACTGCGATGTGTACAGGACAGTCAAGGAAGCTGAGGTTGCCTGCCATAAGGATAGGGGATATTGTTCGTCTGCAATAAATGAACGGATATCCACCATCAGGTTCATGTTGCAGGATGTGAAGGAAAATGCCTTCAACAAGTCATCAAGCGAAGGAAAAGAGGACAATGGTTGAATGGAGGCAACGCAAGAAAGATGGAACTACCTGAACTCAACTCGGCCATGTTCAACAGGGAGACCCATGTCAACGAATATGGGAGTCTGCTTGGGATGGTTGATGGGGAAAAGTCCCTTGACAACGCATTGAGGGAACATGCAATTGGTTGGTGTTCGGGAGAGAGGTTGTGCTTCAGGCCGATTGACGAAACGGTTGTTGGCTTGATGTGCGAGGACAAGGACAATTTCAACAAGTTCTGGTTCCATTTGACGAAAAAGAAGTTCGATGAAGTGTTTTACGGAAAGGAAACTGAAACATGATGACGATTGAGGACATGAAAGCGCTGTCGGCAAGGCTATATGCCGAGGCTTTGAGGTATTCCACCATAAGCCAGATATACAAGGACTTGATGGATGCAAGCAGCATAATCGACCACTATGTTAAACTGGTTGAGAGCAAGAGCATTTAATGGATAACGAACCAATGACAACAAATGACGATATTTCAAGACGGACGAAAGTGTTTCGGTTCTGGGCGTTGGCGTGGTTCGCCCTCGGACTTGGAATGGCTTTGTCCATTTCAGTTGCCCCATTGATGGTGACGTTCGCAATAGGGCATTTCGCCTTGCTGCCAATAGTGCTATACTATGCAATCAAGTTGTCAAACGAAATCTGGAAGGGAAACGGAGAAGAGAAGAAATGATGGCATTGACGATAATTCTGGGTTATGCCCTCATGATCTGGATAATGTCTCTGATTATTGGGATATGGAGCTTGGACGACAAAATGGACGAGTTCGAGTGGTGTATGGCAGCTTTGTGGCCGTTGGGGCTTCTGGTTCTTCTTCCTATTGGACTGGGGCAACTGTTGGAATGGATGTGGTACAATATTCCATGTATGTTCAGGGAGAAAATTGCATCTGTTGCCAAGGCGTTGTGTGTCGTGTTCAATCCATTCAAGATTGGGACCATGATACGAGGATGGATTCAGCGGAAGAAGGACGAGAAGATCCTGAAAAAAGAAGGAGAAGGAGAAGAAGAGTAATGGATGGCGAAATCATGTTGAAGCCATGTCCATTTTGTGGTGGAGATGCAGAGATAAGGAAATCCCATGCATATGGAGATTGGGAAGTGACGATATGTTGCGCGGAAGAGAACAGATGCTATATCCACCCAGAAACTGACAGATATCCGGACGAGACATACGAACTTGCGTTGAAAGGTGCTGCAAAGGAATGGAACACGAGGGCTTGAAATGGAAAACGAAAAATACGAGAAGTTCGTGGTAATGTACATCAAGGGAGAAGCCGCCAAATCAATGCCCTGGACAGGACTTGAGCAGACAATGCAGTTTGTCCATGACAAGCTGGAAGAGGGCTATACGGTACAAGTCAAGCCTTTTACAAGGGAAGAGTGGGCGAACAAGGTATAATTGAATCATGAAAATCCTGAAAAAGAAATTGACGAATGTCATTGTGGCAGTTGTTGTGTCATTGACCATGACTGGATGCTTGTCTTGTGCATACCATTTTGGTGGCGAGAACGATTATCCATACAACGCAACTTCAGATTGTTGCGTGAATTGCCTTGGCGTGTGGGGACATGAGCCGAAGACGGATGTTGAGAACGCCATGGATGCTTACACCAAACTGGTGTACCCATTCTGGATTGTGGATTTTCCATTGGAGGTTGTTTTTGACACCGCGTTTCTGCCATTTGACGCAATCATCTTGTGTTGCGAGGACGAGAAGGAAAGTGAGAAGAAGAAGAAATGAGCGACGAAGGATGTTTCTTTGGTGGATTCGCAGTTGGAGCAGTTTCAGTCCTGGTTCTGGTGCTTGTCATTTTGACTTGCCGAGAAGCAGGAAGGAACAGGGATTCCGAGATTCTTAGGATTGAGTACAAGAACATCAACAATGGGGCAAGCAGGGAAATGATTGAGGACATGGTGAAGACGCAATTCCCTTCAAGCAAATGGGAGAACGTTGAATACGATTGCACAAAGAACAGAGTTGAAGTTAAGTTCTCAAATCCTTGAAAAACAAAAGGTTGGTTCTTGATTGACAAGACCAACCTTTGTTGTTTTATGTGAAGTTCTTGTTTTAGGCAACATGGATGATGCTTTCGTCTTCAATGCCCCAAGGATAATGCTAATCTCCTTCATCATCTATAATCTCCGGAAGCTGTTGAAGTGTCCTTCCTTGAAATATTAGGCTCGTAAGCCCGCTGCAGCCGGAGAACGCATAAGGCCCGATGCTCGTCACGCTGTCGGGTATCGTCACGTTCGTCAGGCCGCTGCAGCCAAAGAAAGCACGCCGCCCAATGTTCGTAACACTTGATGGAATCGTAATACTATTTATCCAAGTGCAATAAATAAAGGCATGATGACCAATACTTGTCAATTTTGTTCCAATCTCAATTTTTCTAGCGTTACTTAACATTGGTATTGCGTCTGTAAAAGTATAATCTTCATCTTCATCACTCCAACTTCCACTAATCTCACCAGATATATCATAATCAGTGTAAGTTGAATCATTATCCCCATAATACCAAACTCTAGTGGCTTCTCTTTCCACATAACTACCTTCACTTCCCCCAGTTGTTATCGTGATGTTTCCCCCAACGAGGTTTGTGACGTTCAATTCAATCATTGTTCAGACCCCCATTAGATGCTTCTCAGGAACCTGTCAACTGCTCCCTTCATCTTCATGAACCTCTCGGCAGAATCGTTTGGCAGTGTTTTCAAGTCCTTTTTGAACCTGTCAACAACCCTGGATTCAACAACAAGCCTGTTCGAGTCAACAAGATACTCAATGCTTTCCAAGATGCCATTCACTGTCTTTGACTCCTGCTTTGCATCGCAGAAACGGCCAATTGAAGGATCGGTGACAAGGTCCACTGTTATCAGCTAGAATTCACCAACATAGGTGTTTCCTTCATCGTCCTCTTCTGGATTGCCAAGACCTCTTGTGGAGAAGCCCATCTTCGTTCCATACTGAAGCATTGAGCCAACTATCGTTCCACAAGGTGTTCCAGGGATGCCCATCTTTGGATCTCCCTGCATGATGATTGCCTCTCCAAGAAAGGTCTTCTCGTCATGTGGATCCTGATAGAACTTCGTTATTCTTGCGCACACTCTGTCAGGGTTGATGTTGATGTCGTCTGGGTGTTCAAGTTCTGACAAGGCTCTGTGGTTGTTAATTACCTCTTGGAACTTCCTGCATTCCTCAACCATTTCCTCAAGATGATACATCCTCTGATTGTTGTTCAGGGTCTCGACCACCGCGAATGGGCCAGCCAGCTTCAATATGGTTGAGCCGTCCTTGCCAGACTCCTTCACCAGATCGTAATCGTGCAGGTCGGATTCAGTTATGAGCCGTTTTGAAATCAGTTTTGCCATGATATATACCTTCTTTGATTTGTTTCATCTAGGATATATTTACCAAATTTAAGATAGAAACAATTCAGTAGTGAGATTGTCTATCTCTTTCTTGCGTAGTATGATTACATTGTTGGCAATCATGCACTGGTGCTTGGTTTCTTCCTTGCCACATTGCCACTCATAACGTTCATCTGACTATTCCGGATAACGATAGGGACAATACATCTCTTCTTTGTCAGTTAATTCGTTGAATCTAAAGAAATGATCGCCTTTCACTTCAATTATTCTATTTCCAACTTTGAAGTCTGGGTGATATGTATGTTTCTTGTTAAAATACTCATATGGAAAAGAGATTGTTGGCTGATATTCAAATTGGATGCCATTCTTGGTCAAAAAGTCATATACTTTGAATTCCCATGATGTGGCGAATTCCATATCAGGATACTTTGGATTTGTATAATGCTTATGGCAAGTCTTGTGAAATTCTGATGATTGAGCATAATGTTCAACCCCGTAACGTTCGAGCATTGTTTGTGTTATTTTTTCTATTATTTTCTTGGATTTCCATGGATTATCAACACCAAATCTTGAAATGTTAGTTTGTTTTAATTTAAGTTTAACTTCCTCTGAGAGCATTGGATGAGGAACACCGATATTTTTCATCATCGTCGATATAGCTTTAGTACGGATTTGTTTTGACCCAAATCCCATTCCCCCATTATTCATTATAATGGTGCTTTTTATTTTATCCATTATTTCTTTAGATTGCATAGGATGAAATACACCATGATGTTCAAATGTTGTCTGTGCAACTTTTTGTTTAATATTATCTAATTTCATTGGATTATCGACACCAAGTTTTTCTAGGCAATTTTGCCTATAAATTTGTTTTACTTCTTCTGATTGCATTGGGTGGTCGCACCCCCACTTTTTTCTACAAGTTTCTAGTGTCTTCAATTTACATTCCTCAGATTGAAGATTGCATTTACATCCATAGTTATCTATATTTGTCTGTTCTCTTTTTGCTTTAACATTAGGATCATCATCGGCGCATTTCTTACAACAATGTGCCTTGAATTTGTTTTCACCTTGCTTCCATGGAACTTTGTTTGTACATTTTGGATGAGCGCATTCCGGTTGAGATTGCAAGTTATTGTTGATGCAATATAATCGTGCTTTTATTGGAACAAATTTTTTACCATAATATTCATCTAAGAACCTCGTTCTAAATATCAATTCATCTAATACAAGGGGATAATGATTAGATAAATATTTCGTTAATCTACTTGGATAAACTTTTATGTTTGATACTATTGAACTCAACTCCAAATTGGAAATTTGTTTCAATTCTTCTTTTGAATAATGTATAATTTCTTTAGTCATTTGAGATACCTCGAATATCTTGAATGATTTGTGGATGGGTTTAGCCGAACTCATCCACTTTCTATTTACAATTATACGAAATAAATGGTAAATAGAAACACTACAGAGGTAATTATTCATGCAAATTCGTTGTTGGAACAGTGAATTAAGAATAGCAAATATACTTTTTGCTGGATTGTTTAGAAATTTTGTCATCACTCGATCTCAAGACTCTGAAAACAAAACCGCTTCTAAAATTCCGGTTCCTGTTGTGATTGCTGACCGCTCTCGCATATTCAAGAACCTTGAGAAGCCTGGTCTGACCTTGCCATTGATAACCGTGCAAAGAACAGGATTGTCGATAGCGACTTCAAGGATAACGAACCTCCACAACGAAATCAAGAACCAGGAGATGGAGGGACGAATCAACTACAACCTCTACACTCCATGTCCAATAGATCTCCAGTACAAGGTTGTTCTTGTTTCAAGATGGCTTTCCGACATTGACATGATGTTGGGACAGATATTGCCATTTTTCAACACGGATGTTTTCGTCAGCCACAGGCACAGCAAGTACAGCAACGTGAAGTATTCGTCATAGGTTGTGATGTCTCCAGACATAAGCATAGAGTCCTCGCCTGACATTTCCAAGGATCAAGATGAAATCCACACGGCCGAGATGACATTCACCTACAAGACGCACATATTTGGTGGAACAGAACAGGCTGAACTTACATCAATCAATCCATATATCGCCCCAATCACCAAGATTTCCGCTGAAGTCCATTCTGTCCCCTATCTCGAACCTGATGAAGGAAACATATCCTCCAACACCACCGGAAAACTTGGTGGTTCTCCATCCGAGATTGACCAGCACCAGATGTCAATAGAGAACTACTTGAACAAGCTGGACGATGGGCAGATTCCATACCCAGAGTACGAGATGATTGACTGGATTTTGGACTACCAGAGGAACCCAGAGACAGGTGAACTTGAACCAGTCACAGACCCCAACAAGCCATTTGGATACGTTCCAGAGGCTGGCGATGGACTTACATATGTCAATCCAAGGCATCGTCTGTACGATCAAGAGGTTGAGATAACCCCAGACCACATGAAGGACTTGATTCAGAGTCAGAACTACGTCAACCAATGGGGTCTGCCGTATCAGCCACTAGAGACTCGGCCTTGGAACGATGTTGGGATAATAAGCGAGACAACGGAAGAAGATCTCCAGAAGGAGAACCCAATGGGAACTGACGACTACACTCCATACTGATATAATTGAACCATGGAGTCATAACAAGTTATGGAAAAGCCACATATATTCTACACGATATACAGAATTGAAAACGATGTTGACGTCGATGGTCTGCATCTTCTTGCTGGATATTACAAGTATTCCTACGATTTGACGGGAATTGAACTTCCAACTCCATGTCAGTTCTCTCCTGACAGATGCAATTGGTCCGAATGTGAGTTGTTCAATGGACTTGGAGAGTTCCAGGAGTTCTTTGATGACAAGGTTGAACCAGAGCCAATGAAGATAGAGCATGAGGAGTACATTGAGACAATCCACTACAAGGGGGTTTCGGTTCCAATTTTCTGCGATGACTACGGACAGTGCTTCTATTGCATATACGACAACAAGGTTCTGGGATTTGGCAGCTTCCAGACGGAGTACGAGGATGAAGTCAAGGCGATTATTGATGACATGGACTTGAAGAAGAAGAAAAAGAAAAAGAAAATGGGAGGGGTGGAAAAATGACAGAGGAACGAAAAAAGGAGATAATGGAATCCCTGGATTCAGGAATACAATTCTTGTCTCCAAACGAACCTCTTGTCGAAGAGGGGGTGAAGAGGATAATCGGTTGGATTGAGGACAGGACGAACGAGCTGAAGGAAGAGATTGGGGTTGACATTGGACAGAGCATTTCTCTGTGGGACTAGAATTTGCAGTACCAGAAGGGGGATATTGTTCTGTACTTCAAGCAAGAGCAGAAGCAAGTTTCTCCAGACGTTGGGTTGAGGGAATTTGCGTTCATATTGGTTTCTATCAACAACAACAACACCTCCACTCCAATGTACGTCATGGTTGATGGCATTCCTGACTTCACCAAGACTGGTTGGAAGTTGCTCAATCCAATGTCGTACCTGCTCCAAGATCTTGTTGGAATGGAGAAAGTTGTCAAGGAGGTGTTCCAGAACATCCTTTCAAGGCACATGGTTGACGAGCATGGCTCGACTGGAATCCAAGACGTGAAGAACAACCTTTTGAGGAAAGACTACAGCAATCTTTCCACGGGATGGCTTCTCGGGAACAAGACAATAGACATCGTTGACAAAAATGGAACAAGAATGAAATCAAACGGCCTGATGGAGATTTCTCTGGAATACTCGTTCGATGTCCAAGCGAATCCAGAACACTTCAAGATACAAGACAGCAGGTATTTTTACCAGAAATCTCCAATATGGGACGAGTCGGATCATACAATCTTCGCCAGCAAGTACATGGAGGACGATTTGTTCTCGGTTGTTCTCAAGAATGGCATGTCTTTCGCCAACCTGAGATATGGAACCAACATTTTCCACAAAAGGATTGACCTTCAGACGCAATTTGCCAACGATGAGTACATGGTGTTCTTCGATACCTACGGAAATGGGGAATTCGTGTTTGGATACGACAAGGCAGACATACAGTCAAAGGAAGAGCCAACATATGATGCCATAGTGTCCATGCCAATGGTTCTGAACAAGTCGAAAAGTGGCTTCGATATAGTCCTTCCAATCCACACATGCTTCAACTCCATGCAGAAGTACCAGATAGGCGTTCCTTGGAAAAACAAGTTCAGACTGCAATTGGTTGGCATGTTCAAGTGACGTTTTTTTGTAAATACATACGCATACATTGAAGAGGTTATACATCATGAGCGTAGACTACCATAGGCATTGTCAAGCGACTGTTCTTGGAGCGACTGGAGATCCATTCGAGGCCGGTAAAACTTGGTGGAAGATCAGACAACTGACGGATTAGTTGACTCAACTTGACGAAAATTGGTTAAGCAACTTCAAGAACAATGTTGATGTCACTGAAGATCTGGCTGGAATACTTAGACTGATTGATAACGTTGCTGGGAAGGTAAACGCGATTGGAAACGTCAAATACACCTTGGTATTCAGGAACAACCATGACGTGGAACTTGCCCGAGGGGAATTGGTCAAGAATGGAGAGACCGTCTACAAGCTTGGAAGAGACATAACGTTGAGGGTTGGCGGCAAAAACTACACGTTCAACACCATGAAAAAGGGGAATGACGAGCCCGAGATCATGGATATTTCCATTCCAACCCAATCTACGTCTGGAGACTTGATAAGCATTACATCATCGGGCAGAGTGGACGTAAGGAACAACATATCAACTGGATACTCAGGTGTTGTTGGGATAACATCTGGAAACTCGCAAAACAGAAGGTTGAAGGAATGTCAAATACGGGTTGAAAACATTGATCCGGATGGTGAAATAATTGCGTATCTTGTTGTTGGAGACGAGAGAATTCCAATAAGGGCGAACATATAGCAATCGCCAGAACCTGATCCAGAACCAAGGTATGTCATAACAGAGGACAGAGAATGGGACATAGTATTGAGTGGTGGAAACAACGATGGCGAACCACTTGACTATACTGACGAAGACTAAACCAATTTAATGGAAAGAGAACAAAGAAAATGAGCAATCCAAAGAAAATAGAACAACTTGATGAAGCGACAGTTCTTCAAGACAACGATTTGCTGTTTGCGTCTGTTAGGAACGACGCAAGAGCCATGTATGTGTCCAAGAAGGTTACACTCAAGGACATAGCAGACTATGTGAAAACCGGCATGGAACCCGTCGTGTCGAGTTTTGGTGGATATGAGATGCTTGACACTTCTGAAGATGGGGATGGGATTTACGATGCCAGCACCATTCAATCCTATGTTTCAGACTCAAGTAAGAACTATTTGTGGCGATTGAAAGTGGGAATAAACGGTGTTTATGATGTTGATGTGCCATTTGAAAAGACTCTTGGAAAGGATTGCGCAATATGGATTGACGATTATTATGATACAACAGAAGTCTACCTTAATAACATCAGATTGTACAACATAAATTACTTGAGACAAAGTGGGATGGTTCAGTTTTATGCAAAGGCTGGACAACCCTTAAAAGTTATTTAGACCTCAACTCCATCGTATGTCTATATCATCCCATTGGCATCTGGTGGGAAATACTTCTTCGACACAAGCGATCCAGCAAAATTCAAAAGAGGAGTCTTGAAAGGAACTGGTGTAAGTGGAACGTCAACCAATAATTATGACAACGACTTTATTGAAAGAGCAGATGGAAGCAATCATATTAAAGTTACTGCTCCATATCCAATGTTGTTTGCTGGAAGTTTCCTTATAAATTCTGAAAATGATGGTGCATCTACAATAAATGGGAAAAACATATTATATGCCGGTGTCAATGGCAGTTCTGGTGCAACATCCCATTATGTCTGCTTGCGAACAGGTGATGTTTTTGAAACAAATATTGCCTCAAATGGATATACATCCTGGTTGACATATCCCCTTCTTGCTGGCTAATGGAGGACTTGAACCATGAAACAAGGAAAATCCATAACGCAGTTTCCAAGGTAGACTTCACTCGCAGGCAATGAACTGCTCATTGTCAACCAGATATAGAGCAATGGAGGCTATATCTCAAGGTACATGACACTGGATGCATTGAGAGACTACATACTTGGAACAACAGGAAGAACAGAGTATTTTCTCATCACGGAAAACGATGAAGAACCACAGTTCAATGAACAACCAATCATCACGGAAGATGATGATCACATCACATGCGTTTTGTAAATACAATTAGACAAAAAAAAACAAAGAGGTAAAGTAAAATGGGAAATGTAAAGGTTTCATAGTTGCCAACAGCAGATCAGATTAAAGACGAAGACTTGCTCTATATTGGAGAGAAAGATACTTCCAGTGGAGGATACAGATCAAGAAAGACAACTTTTGGCGAGGTCAAACGTGCTATTGAGGAAGATCTTCCTTTGAATTTAACCAATAGATATTCATACAGATATGGGTGGCCAGACTATGAGAGGGCATTCGTTGTGCAATTTCCAAAAAATACAGACACTACATATACATTGGAAGAGGATTCTCTGGTTGCCATCAAACGAGGCGATTTGTACTTGCCGGATTTTGCAAATTGTAAAACACCATTAACAATTTTTGGTGCTACCTGTGGAAAGGGTGTTTTACTCAAAGCCGGAACAAAAATTAGAGTAGTAGATTCCACTACGATTGCCACGGGAGAAACCTATCATGAGCATGTTGGTTCTTGGACAACTAATTATGTTACCCTTACTTATGACGGTTACGCCTATATTGCCCCTTTGATGAGTTCATCATCCAACACTAGCACAGAATCTTAAAATTCACCACCTATTGATGGATTGGTAAATCAAAGAAAATTGCATAACCGAGGACAACTGAAATGAGCAATCCAAGGAAAATAGAACAACTTGACTAGGCATTTGCGTCAGAACTTACTGACAACGACTTGCTGATGACATCAGTCAACAATGGAAACGGATATGTCTCCAAGAAAATGACATTGAGCGCACTTGCGGATTATGTCAGTTCAAGGGAAAGTGGAGGTGGAACAATCGTTTCCAACTTCGGTGGATATGAAATCTACGATACGTCTGAAGAAGGAGATGGAACTTGTAATTCCCAAGAAGAACTTGATGCCTATTGTAATGATAATTCAAGAAATCTTCTATTTGATTTGCCGATGTATGCCTCAAGTGGGGCACCATTTGCTAATTTTGTAGTAAAACATTTTGAAAAAACAGTTTCCAAGGATTGTCTTGTGGTGTTAAATGGATGGATAGACTTGTTGAGAACATGGCAATCGGATGGAACAATGACAGGGGGATCTTGGTCTGCAGGAGACATTATTGATTGGCCACCTGGCACTGATAGTAGAGCATGGAGTTTGAAGATAGGTGATAAATTCATTCATGCTATAAACTTCAAAGATTCAGCAGTAAACAAAGTTAGATTTTACCTTAAAGCTGGACAAAAAATCACAATTGATATTCCCAGTAATTGGGGTGGTGGGCATGTGTCAATAATACCATTGAAATCTGGAGGTAGATTTTTCATTGACACCACCAAATCAGATGAATATTTTGAAAGAGGAAAGATGTCGGATTTGAAGGAACAAGATAAGGTAAATGGACGATATGTTTATACATATGAAAATAAATTTGATTGTCCAATTTTGTTTTGCTCGAGATTCCCAGATGGTTTTAAGAACTTCAATGATCGTTCTACCGATACGAGTGACATATATGTAACAATCAATGGAAAGTATGTTCATATTGAAAGTGATGGTTTTTCTGGGACCCCAGACTATCCAAACACAAGGGTTTTGCTAGAACCAGGAGATGTATTTTAGGTAGCTATAACAAATAGTTTTGGTACTGACACCTATAAAGACTCATACAACACATATTCCTTGATGATTGACGCTGATTGAACCCACATCGGAGAAACGAACCATGAAAGCAATATCTGAATTCAAGTATTCTGCCCAGAATCCAAGTGGCAACGAATTGCTGATTGTAAACAAAAGTCTCGGGAATGGCAACTACAAGTCCTACAAGGTGAAACTGTCTGACATAAAGGCATTCATAGGTCAAGAACAGATTTATTTTCTCATCACGGAAAGCGACAGCAACAGTGAAGTCAGCGAGCAACCAATAATCACGGAAGAGGACGACAACATAGTTTGCTTCTTGTGAATAACATTGTTTAACAAGTTAAAGAGGTAATTAAAATGGGAAACATAAAAGTATCACAGCTTCCAGAATAGACAACATTGGATGACAATGGTTATTTCTATTATGTAACTGGCAATGAAAAGCCCAGGAAAATGAATGTTCAAACGTTGAAGAACTACGTGATGAAGGACTAGGTGCCAGGAATGGTTTCCATAGATCAAATATATCCAATTGGTTCAGTCTACATAACGATTGAGCCAACTTTTGATCCAAATGAAGCGTTTGAAGGAACGTCTTGGGAAAAGTTTGGAGCCGGAAGATGCTTGTGGGGAGCCAATGAAGACAATTCAAACGTGGGGTCGGAAATAGAGGCGGGGTTGCCCAAACCAACATTGAAAGTGACGGATCCTGGACATAGCCACTCTTATTCACTTCCGAATTTCACTTCTGGTTCTGCGGTTCAGGGAACTGGCCACGACAACACAAACGGAACAGGCACGTTAAACACGCAGTCCGCCAAGACGAACATTAAAGTTTCAGTGGAGGACGACGACGTATATGGGAAGTCAAGTACAGTTCAACCACCTGCGTTCATCGTGAATTTCTGGAAGAGAACTGCGTGAGAGAGAGAGAGAAAATGCCATATAATTCTCTTGTATGACCTACAACTTCATTCGTCGGTTCGGAGACAATTATCAATAGATTAAAGAGCCTGGAATTGAGAACAAGTTCCATATCGTTGGAGAACTTACCGTTGTAAAATCTTTGACCAATAATGTGGAATTCCTTGTGGATGCCTCAACTTGGGAGAAACTTCCCTGGTCTGGATGGCATGTCAACAAGAATGGATATGTGTCCTGCTTTGGCGTTCCACTGCATCAAGTGGTTGCGTATCTGAACGACATGATACCTGCATGGGGCGAGGTCATAGATCACATGAACCGAAACAGACTCGACAACCGAATCGACAACCTCAGAACATGCACTCCAATCCAGAATTCATGGAACTGCGAAAAACGTCATGGTCATCAACTCAAGAATGGCAAATGGAAGTTCACGTTTTCCAAGTCATATCCCACGATGGCTGAGGCAGAAGAAGGATTGAGAAGTGGGTTCTTTCAGTACATGAGCAAGAACAGGACATGCTTCACGAACATGACCTTCGACACCTACGAGGAGGGATATGACTGGTGGAGGTTCAATGCTGGAATACACTACGGGGACTTTTCGCCTTTCGCGCATCCCTACAAGACTTGCGATGAGATAATCAAAGAGGCTTGCGAGAATTCCAAGCGTCAACAGCCTTCTTGACTCCTCGCTTTTTCATGGAAACAAGGCACTTTTGGCAGAAGACCTCCCATTCGTCCATGAAATCGTAGGTCAAGTCAAGATAAGCCTTGCCTCCACAGAATGGGCATTTCTTCAATCCAGAATAGTGGTTCCTGAAATCGGGACATTTCTTGCAATCAAAGTCCAGCTTTTCGTGTTGAAGTCCATCCTTGCGGCAGGTCTCAAGCCCATAGTCTCCAACATAATGATAGTGTACGCAACTTTTCTTAATCATCTAATTCTCCTTTGCATTGGTCAATCGTTATCAACTTCACGCCCAATTTGCTGGCAAGTTTCTGGCAATTCTGACAAGGTTCTATGGGTCTCCATTCCCCACTGTGTCCAATTCTTGATATAACTATGGTCTTAAGCAAGTCTCCATATTTCGCCATCAATATTGCTTCGGCGTGTCTTCCTGACCCCGGTCCAATGACACCATCTTGTGGAAGCCCGTTGAACGCCTGAGCCACGAACTCTCCCCGTTTGTCGAAGCCCATTGCCGAGATTCTGTACTTTGACCTGCTCTGCGAGGCTTTCTTCTTCAGGCGCAGAACTATGATGTTGTCCAACGAGTTGATGGACAATCTGGGCATCTTTTTCATCAGAAGAACAATGGCGCGTATTTCATGAAGTCTGCATGGAACTTTTCGCGGGCAGCTTCAAGTTTCTTGTTGACATACGGTTCAGTGACAACCTTCCAGGTGTCGGTGTCAATGAAGGTGCTTGGATTCCAGTCATGGCTTTCCATGTCACGCTCGTAGCCACGGGGATTGCACAGGAGAATCTGCCCCTTGTCCCCAACCGTAGTGTTCGTGACTGAATGGACATGACCACATACCCAAGCCCTGATGTTGGGGTTGTCAACGATGAACTGCTCAAGGTCCGAGACATAGGAGGCGTTCATGTTGTTGTTGACATACCTTTCGGAGATGCATTTTGGAGAAGGGCAGTGGTGCGTCATGATGATTATGTCCTTGTCTTGGTTTTCGTGGACAAGTTGGACAATCTTCTTAAAGGTGATTTCAAACCACTTCTTGTAATCGTCTGGACGGAGAAGCCTCTGCTTCAATCCCCTATCGTCAGACTCGTCTTCAACATGCGCCCAACGGAAATCGTTGAGTCCCCTTGAAGCGGCTGCCATGTTACATTCAAGCGCGGTTATTTCCTTTTCGCCATTTTCCCTTCTCCTTGCGTTTCCATCAGCCAAGGCGCGTTGGAGGAATTCACTCACGTACTGGTAGTTCGTGTAAAGGGTTGATCCAATGACAAGGACGTTGGTTCCTGGAATCGGTTTTGACATGACTCCAACCTGCTCGTCCATGAACGTCACAGGCGAGTCAATTGGAAACTTCTCGGCCAGATATTCCTTCTGCTTCCTTATCGTCCATCCCAAATCGTTGTATGCAGGATCGTGGTTGCCAACAATGAACATCCCATTGTGGATATTTGACTGAATCCATTTTGCAGTTCCCTTCACGTTGCCGGACACGTCTCCCGGAATCAAGGTGAAGGTGTCCTTGTCCCTCAGCGTGAAGGGAAAACTCTGGTTTACGTCAATGTGTATGTCCGAAAAAACTCTGATCTTCATTGTCAAAAATCCTCTATCCAATTATACAACAAAAACTATAGGATGTAAACATTGCACTTGGCTGTTGAATGGCAAAAAAAAATGAAAGAGCCTGTTTACCACGTATGATGGATGTGGTATACTGTTGTTGTGTTTCAAGGGATAGGAAGATGCCCATGAGTTCTTCCAAGACAAAGAAAGAAGACAAAATGACCAAGAGAGAAATCGTGAAGATGGCGAAGTCCGCAAAGGACGGCATTGTTGAGTTCGTGGCCGAGACCACGCCTGCCCTCAACAAGTATGCGCGTGGCAAGCGCACGAAGGATGGCAAGCGAGTTGCGTGTCCGTTCACTGGCGTGACGAAGCGCACGAAGTTCAAGCTGGATCTCAACGCCACCTATGAACCCAAGCCGGTTGAAAATGGCAAGGTTCCTGTGGTTCGCGCAGCATGGACGAAGCCCACCGAGTTCAAGTTCCTCAAGGAGAGCGCGAACAAGAAGGGCAAGTTCTACCTCTTTGGCAAGGTGGTGTCCGCCAAGTCCGAGTGGTTCGTGGATGGCAAGAAGATCAACCGCGCCAAGCTCGCCAACTACCTTCCCAAGAAGGGCGAGCGCGAGGGTTGGATCAGCGTGGGCATCTCCAACATTGAGGCGTAATTGCCAAAAATAGACGATATTGTTCATCTTTTGTTCCTTGTTCCCCACTTCCGAGTGGGGAATTTTTGTTGTACAACCCCCTTGCGTTCTGAACCAAATTGTGGTATACTGTAGGTGTTGTCAGGGAGAAGAAGGATGCCCAAGAGTTCCTTCAAGGAGAGAGAATGGACATGGCTGAGAAGAATAAGAAGGACATTGAGGAAATCAAGGTCACCGTTGGCAAGGGTCTGGAATATTCCCGGTGGAAGTTGCTTGAAAAGTCTCCCTTCATTGGGGAGATGCTTCTGCGTTTCAGCATCATTCCAACCTATGACTGCCGTATGGACACGGCGGCGACGGATGGCACGAAAATCTTCTTTGACTGCGAGTTCTACTCCAAGCTGACAGAGGGTCAGCGCGAGTTTGTCCTTGCTCATGAGGTCTGGCACAACATCTTCATGCACTTCATGCGGAGGCAGGCGCGTGACATGCAGATTTGGAACGTTGCCACGGACATGGAAATCAACCACATGCTCCAGAACGAGGGAATGGAAGTTCTGAAGGATGGTTGCTTCCCTGACCCCATCGTTGCTGGCAAGAACGCCGAGGACATCTACGCCTATCTCATGCAGCAACAGCAGAAGCAGCAGAAAAACCAGAAGAAGGGCAATGGTCAGAGTCAGGGTGGAAAGGGCAATGGCTCGTCCTCTTCCTCGTCCTCCAGCTCCAATGGCGAAGGAGGCGATGAAGATGGTCAGGGTTCCGAGAATGGCGAACAGGGTGGCAACACCGGCAACGACAAGTCTGCTGGCAAGGGCAACCAGTTCGACAAGCACATCTACGAGGGAGATAGCGCCGGCCAGGGTAAGGAGAAGGACGGCAAGTGGGGCAAGAAGGGATTTGACCAGGACTTCAACCCCTCAATGAAGGACGGCAAGGAGACCGAGGACAAGATCAAGGAAATGGTCTGCTCGGTTGCCCAGAGCATTGAGCGCAAGCAGGGACATCTTCCCGCCGGAATTGACCAGATGGTGAAGGAAATGCTCAAGCCCGAGATCAATTGGAAGGAGGCGTTGAGCCAATTCGTGACTCGGTGCTTTGGTGGCGAACACAACTGGAAGCGTTGTTCCCGTCATGCCCTTGCGCGTGGGATGTATCTCCCTGGACGCACGGACGAGAAGATCAAGGCCGCGCTTATCCTTGACACATCAGGATCGTATCTGTCTGACCTTCCCAAGTTCCTCGCCGAGTTCAAGTCTCTGGTTGAGTCCTTTGGCAAGTATGAAATCACCATGATTCAGTGCGATGCCGAGGTGCAGGACGTGACCAACTACGATGCAGACTCCCCGATGGACTTCACCAACTTCGAGTCCAAGGGTGGCGGTGGCTCCGACTTCCGCCCCGCGTTCAAGAAGCTGCGCGAACTTGGGGACGAATTTAACTGCGTGATAGTTTTCACTGATGGATACATTTCCATGCCCACCTATCCTCCACCCTACCCCACGCTGTTTGTACTGACGCCTGACGCGCCAACCGACTTCGTGGATTGGGGCGAGAAGATGGTGTACAAGCCCGACTACCGCGACATCTGAGGAATGGGGAGAGCATCATGAAGAAACTGTGGTTGAAAAAGAGGAACGCCAAGATTGACTGCGCAGACGATGCCGTGACAGTCATTGACGAGAACGCTCCATTGGCAATCCATGCCATTGGAAAACTCGACACCTACATATTTGGACGTTTTGAGTTTTTCGAGAACTTCGAGAAACAAGAAGATGACAGACCTTGAATTGACAGAATATATTGGGGATGTGTGCAACTCATGCAGAAAGCACGGCATCGTCCAACCCTATTTTGATTTCGTCCAAATGAAGGTTGGAGACCCACTTTCAAGAGATTTCATCATGAGGGAATTGGCAAATGGCAAGAGCGTAAGGATATGGGACAAAGACGAGTTCCACGAAAAAATGTTTGATTTCTCCTTCAGCAAATACATAGCGCACATTGAAGTTGTCATGGGTCATATTACTCGGTCAGTGAACATTATCGTATGCCTCATTGAAACTCCAGACTATTCCACCAACATCACCCCAACCTTGATTGAGGCATTCAGCAAGTTATTCGATATTTGAAGAGTGAGAGATACAAGCAGAAAGGAACAATGAAAATGACAGTACTGGAACAGAGACTCATGGAATCCATTCCACATTATTTCGCCGAGATTGCGAAGCAACTCAAGATTGCGAACAAGTTGAAGGCTCTGGAATTGAAGGGTCGCCAGGACTTGAGCATCACCCCAGAAATGGTTGATGATGTTATTGATTCATGAT